AAACTTTAGTTTTACCTTTAAATTAACAACTATTAATCGTGAAAGCCTTCATAAAATAACGGACAATGATTTTGACTTTGTTATTGTTGATGAGGTGCATGGCTATTCAAGGTATCCAAAGCCTTCTAAATATCATAAAGAAGTCAAAAGCAGGTTTGGGGATTTGCCTATGATATTGTTAAGCGGAACATCAACGCCTGAGAGTTATTCGCAATTTTATCATTTGTTTACTTTGTCAAATAAAAGTCCGTTCAGGGAGTACACTAATTTTTATAAATGGGCTAAAGACTTTGTTGATGTAGAGATTAAGCATTTAGGATATGCCAAAGTTAATGACTATTCAAAAGCAAACAAGGCTAAATTTTATGGTATGATTAAACATAACATTTTTACTTACACTCAAAGCGAAGCGGGTTTTGAAAGCAATGTAAAAGAAATGGTGTTATATTGCGATATGAAGCCTATTACGTGGCAAATAATTGACAAACTAAAAAAGGATATGTTTGTGAGGTCATCTGTAAGTGGTAAAACAATTATAGCAGATACAGCAGTGAAAATGCAACAAAAGATACACCAACTTTCAAGTGGCACGATTAAATATGAAGATGGGAGTGTACAGATAATTGATGATAGTAAAGCGAGGTATATTTTAGAAATGTTCAAAGGTAAAAAAATTGCTATTTTTTATAACTTTGTTGCGGAGTTGGAAATGTTAAAAAATACTTTTGGACAAAATTTGACCACAGACTTAAACGAATTTAACCAAACCAATAAAAACATAGCTTTGCAAATTGTTTCAGGTCGTGAGGGGATTAGTTTAGCTAAAGCGGATTGTTTGGTTATGTTTAATATTCAATTTTCTGCAGTTAGTTACTTCCAGTCGCGCGATAGGTTGACGACTAAAGACCGAAAAGAAAACAATGTTTTTTGGGTATTTTCAAACGGAGGTATTGAAGAGAAAATTTATAAAAGCGTACTAAACAAAACTGATTATACTAACTCAATTTTTAAAAAAGATTATGGACTTTCAACAAAAAATGATAAAACAATATACCAAAGAAGGCTATAAGGTTTTAAAAATAATTAGATTAAATGTTAACGGAATGCCTGATTTGATGTTATTGAAAGATGGCAAGGTCAAATGGGTTGAGATAAAAAAGGCTGGAGATACTTTAAAGCCTTTACAGAAATTAAGGATTGAGGAGTTGAGAGAAATGGGATTTGAGGCAATTTGTTTACATGAAACTAAAGGCATAATATTATGAAAAATTACTACATAACAAAACAAATGACTATCCACACCGATAATAGGGAGCAGACCGCACCGAGTGGTCGAAAGTTTAGATTGTCGGGGGTTGTTAAAGATATGTCAAAGCCTGAAACGTGGGTTGAGGCAAAAAAAGAATATTGCAGGCCCAGCACGATTAAGTTTGTTTATTTAGATGACTTAATGCCTTATTTTCTTTGCCTTGACATTGAAGCAAATGATAATTTAATAAGGTACTACCAAAGTGAGAAATGTTAAAATTTTCCCAAAACTTTAAAAAAAGTTTTGTATTTAAAAATAACGTTGTATATTTGTACCATAATTAATAACAATTAAAATTTAAACATCATGACAAATTCAAACTTTCAAATCGGACAAGAAGTAACCTTTTCAAATGCTTTTGGTGTAAATTTGATTACTGAAATTAAAGGTAACACTGTAACAACTTTAGAAAAAAATACTGGAATGACTTACAAAAAAAGATTAAGCAGTTTAAAGGCTTATGTACAACAAAAAGCATATTGGAACGAGCAAGAACTTGCTCAACCAATACACAAACATGGTGAAACAGTTTTTTCTACATTATCAGGTGATGGAAACGGAAGCAGAATGGTTTGGGATGATATTAAAAAAGATTGCGTAACTCCAAACGAATTAACCGATGCAAAATAAAAAATTATTAACGTTATCAAATCAATTAATTAAAAAGTTTAATAAAATGATAAAAAAATATGTTAACGGTGCCAAATTATTGTTTGCAAGAGTTGAAGAAATTAATCAAGAAATACAAGAAAACAATATTTTAATAATTTCACAAGGGGCGTAAAAACCCCTTTTTAAACATGAAAACACTAATTGACAAACATCAGACTTGTATTGAAATCCTTGAGGCTATTCAATACTATAAAATAAGAAAAATAACAACAGATAAGTCATTAAATGGCTTTTATGGTACATACCCAAATTTAAGACGAAAATATGAACATACGATTATAATTTACGATATGTGTATTGAAAGGCTAAAACAAAGATATGTTAAAACTTTGTTAACGTTAAACCTTAAATAAATAACTTTTATTATTTTTACCACATGGAAACAACAACAATTATAGCAGTAGGCTTCGGCTTCTTTTGGTTTGGTTTTTTACTTTGCGCACTTATGACAAAGAGCGCTAAATGTAATGATGATTACGAAATATTAATGCTTTCACAGCTAAATAAGAACTTGCAAATTAAAGTTGAGAAGTTGGAGATTGAACTTAAAAAAGCTAAATTATAACGGTATGCATAACGTATGGTGCTTTGCGAAGGCGGGGCATTTAACCACTAAATTTAATTAGAAAGATGAATGATATATTTAACGATAATGTTCCTTTGAAAACGGAAACCCCCGCTTTTGCAAAGCACGTGTTACCAGCAGTGCCTTCATCGGAGGTTTATTTGGAAGATTGTGTAAAGGCATTAAAACGCTTTAACGATAAGCATTTTGATTTGGCAATAGTTGACCCGCCTTATGGGATTGGTGCGGATAAAGCCCAAAATAACGCTGCTATGCAAAGGATAAAAGCGAACGGAAAGAGCAAGGCAGGGAGAGGGTGGAAGTTATACACTGATACCGATTGGGACAATGAAATACCTACAGCGGATTATTGGGCTGAATTGCGGAGAGTATCTAAAAATCAAATCGTGTGGGGAGGAAATTACTTTACTGAATATCTGCCCCCATCAATGGGCTGGATAGTTTGGGATAAAGGACAAAGGGATTTCAGTTTAGCAGATGGCGAATTAGCATGGACAAGTTTTGATAAGGCAATGAGGATATTTGAAATGAGCAGAGGAAAAGCCCTTGCAAGGAATAATGAGCAAGGGGGCAGATTTCATCCGACACAGAAGCCAGAAATGCTTTACGATTGGATTTTGTTAAACTATGCAAAGCAGGGGGATTTGATTTTAGATACTCATTTGGGTTCGGGGAGCAGTAGGATAGCAGCGTATAAAGGTGGGTTCAACTTTGTAGGATTTGAAATAGACCAAGAATATTATGAGAAACAAGAAAAGCGTTTTAATGACTTTAAATCACAATTGCGGTTGTTTTAGCGGTGTCGGTTCTGGCATTGCTGGTAACGGTTTGCAGCTATACGCAGTTGTGTGTCGGCTTTGTGCGGTTGGAAAATTGCGTATAGGTGCTGTTATGTGTAGTTGCGGTTTAATAGCAGAAAGTTCAATTTGAAACGAGATACTTTTTCTTTTCTTTTTTAAGCGATTGCAAAAATAAATTTGAAAAATTTAAAAATATGATTGATATAAACAAGAATTACAATGAAAGCAATTTAGAAACAATGGCAAAGATGCCTGATTGTTTTGTAGATTTAACAGTAACATCTCCACCCTATGATGGATTGCGAACTTATAATGGATATTCATTTCCATTTGAAGATATTGCAAAGGAGTTGTTTAGAATTACAAAAGATGGTGGAGTATTAGTTTGGGTTATTTCAGATGCTACCGTTCAAGGGAATGAAAGTGGAACATCATTTAAACAAGCCTTATACTTCAAAGAGATTGGTTTTAATTTGCACGACACAATGATTTGGATTAAAGACGGTGGCGGTGCAGTAGGAAGCAATAAGTGTTACACACAAAACTTTGAATATATGTTTGTGTTTTCAAAAGGGAAAATAAATACTACAAACTTAATTTATGACAAACCAAACGCTTCTTTTGGAAAAGATAAAAGCGGAGTAGGTAGGAGATTGGTAACAGGCGAACACAAAATAGAAAAGCGTAAACCAAGTGCTGAATTTAGCAGGAGAAACAACTATTGGTATATTGCACCACAAAAAGGAGAACACCCTGCGGTATTCCCAGAAGCACTTGCTAATGACCATATTTTAAGTTGGAGCAATGAGAACGACTTAATTTATGACCCCTTTATGGGAAGTGGAACAACAGCCAAAATGAGTATTCTAAATAATAGAAACTGGATAGGAAGCGAATTATCTTCTGAATACTGTGATATGATTGAGCAACGAATTAAAAAAGCGTGGGAAGAAAAAAGAAAAGAAAAAGATTTACAAGCAGAAACTCTATTTGGAACGGAATGGTAGCAATTACACATAACGTTTCGTGGCTTTGCTTAGTGGCTGAAAAACGAGCCTAAATTATTGAATTTAAAAACAAATTTACAAACACAAAACAGTGCTGAAATTTTGCCAAATACAGCCATTGAGCAAAACCACTGTTAAATGCAGGTTTTATATGAAACTATCGGATTTTGAAAAAGACAAGGTAAAAGACAAAATAGAAATTACCAAACAACAACAAGTGGAAATTCAAAAAGTTTTTGATTCAAGAATTACACCACACGAAAATCATATTTTATTTGAATTTGATTTAAAGACAAGAACTATTGAATTAGCAGTTTTTGAACCTGAAATAAAAGAAATTCATTGGAACGATGCTGTTAGTGGTAATTTCAAAAAGAAAAACAAAAAAGTAATTAAAAAAGAGAATTGCATTTATATTTCATCACTAAATAAAGAAAATTGTATTAAAATTCTTAAACGTGATTTTGGGATAACTTGCATTTAACTAGCAGATATACGCAGTTCAATAAATTGCACTTGTTAAACTTTTGTTAAAGACTATTAAAACCAAATTAACTTTTTATATTTTTACAGCATGAAAGCACTTATAAAAGAAATATACGAAAAAATGCAGAATGTCATTTGGGAAGCAGAGGAAAACCACCCAAACGACCATTTTTCAGGCAAAGACCGAGTTGAAACCGAGCCAACAGGCATAACATTTGATATTGATTGGATTAAAGGCGGTAAGTTTTGGGATGAATACCAAGCGGTTAATATCGAAGTTACAAATTGCGACGGAAAGCCCTTGCCAAATATCAACAATTATTTAAATAACCTTCAAATATCTTATATCAATGAACCAAGTATTTAACGAATTATTAGACGTAAAAAAATTAGTAAATCAACTTTTTGATAAAATGGATGCTATTGAACAATTAGAATACGATTGGAATAGTAGCACAGAATGGCGCAAAGCGAAATACAAATTAGAGGATGAAATCAAAGAAATCAAAAACGAACTTAAAAAACTTTTATAATATGAAAACTCAAAACTTTTATAACTGGATGGAAAATGTAGTTAAATCAAATTTTTTAGCTGACAACGAAAAAATGACCAACGCATTTAATATTATTTCAGAGGCCGAGCAAATAGAAAAAATGAGATTGACTATTTTAAGTCAAGCCGAAACGATTAGAAATCTAAAAGCGGATTTGAAAAGTCATAAACAATTTTTAAATGAGGTGGTTAAAGAAATGCAAGTTGATTTTGAAATAGTTAAGCCATGACAAACAAAGAGGTATGCGATGCTTTAAGACCTATTTTTAAACTAACAGAAGCAAAATCGACAGATAGAAAAATGTTAACCAACTTACACAATAAGTATATTAAAAAATGGGATTGTATTGATATTGAAAATTATAAATACTTAATTAATAAATATGCAAAGTAGAGTAGTGACAACAGATCAAGCGGGTGATATTTTACAAGTATCTCGCACGACCATTCTAACTTTGTTGAGGGATGGTAAAATTAAGAACATAAAGAACATACACCCACATAAAATTTTCTATGTTGATGATTTATTGGAATACGCAGAAAAAAACGTTTACAAGCCACTTTATGCAAGTGGATATGTAGAGGACAATTTTTTAATCTTTGAAAGTGAAATAAACAAATGGCACAAATCTTAAAACCAAACAGAAAAGACAACAGAGGCGGTCATGAAAATTGCGGGAGAAAAAAAGGCAATACAAAAGGGTTTACAATTAGATGTAAGCCTGAGAATATCGGAGTGGTTAGAAAATTTATAAATGAAAATCAGTTATGATAAAATCAATTTTTTTAAGCCAAATATTAGCAAATGAGTTGCACGAATTACAGACAAAGTTCGTGCTACCATTCGCACTAAAAAACAAGGTTAAAAATTTAAAACCTGATCTGATACGATTTTCAGAAAGTCATTTCGACCTTGCAGACGAAAAGGCAAACAGCGAAATGATGACAATTTACAACACAATGGATAACTTTATAAATGAGATATCAAAGGTTGAGGTTCAAGATATGCCAGCAATTGTGTATATTTACCAAGCGTATAAAAAAGACCCTCAAAGTTTAAACGGAATAGTTAACAAAATATTGAAATAATGCAAAGTAAAAAGCACTCAGCACTTGAAAGCGTTACCAATGTCGTAGTTGGTTTGTTAACGTCTTTTTTAATTCAATTATGGATTTATCCACTTTTAGGAATAAAAGTTACAATTAATCAAAATATATTTATTACTTTTGTTTTTTTTATTGTATCGTTTATTCGAGGATATTTTATAAGACGTTTATTTAATAAAAAACAGAAACCATGACCACACACCTCACAATGTCGGAATTAGTATCTTTAGGCTTCGAGGAGTTTAAAAAGCATTATCATGGTGATTTTATTAGCCAACAATGGCAAAAGGGTAAAATATTTGTCAAAACAACTTGGGTAACGGAAACAGGATTTTTTGTAAACCAAGAGGTAAAAATTGACGCAACTATTAATGACGTTTCAAAAGATGATTTAATATTTTTAGATAAGATTTTTAATAATGGCACGACTAAGTGAGTATGATTTTTTAATGTGTGAAGAAATATGTTTACAAGTTGCTGATGGTTTAAATATCAAAGCAGTTTTAAAACAAAAGAACTCATATCCTGATTTTTCTACATGGTGTCGTTGGAAGCGTGAACACAAAGAATTATACAACCTGTATATAAACAGCATACAAGACAAGGCGGAAAGTTTAGATAATGAACTTGACGAATTAAAAGAAATGCTTTTAAGTAAAGAAATAGACCCATCTACATATAACACTTTAGCCCAAACAATTAAATGGAAAATGGCTAAATTTTATCCTAAAATGTTTGGAGACAAACAACAAATAGACCACACCACAGATGGACAAACAATAAACCAACCGCCAAAAATCATATTTGAAGCACCAAAAAATGAGTGATGTTGTTATACACCCTAAGTATTTACCATTATTTCAGCTATTAGAGGGGAAACATCCAGAGGTTGATACGGTTATTATTACAGGTGGGCGTTACTCTGCAAAGTCTTATAATATTGGTTTGTGGTCAACAATAGCACTCGTTAACTATGATTATTCTGTACTATTCACAAGATACACAAACGTTTCAATTGTAGATAGTATTAAGCCAAATGTTGATGATAAAATTAAGTTATTAGGTTTTGAAAGGTATGTTAACAACACCATTACACACATTGAACGAGGAAAGGAACGCATAGCTTTTAAAGGTATAAAAACAGGCTCTTATCAACAAACAGCAAACCTTAAATCTTTGGAGCAGTTTAATGCTTTTGTGGTTGATGAAGCAGACGAAATGCCAGATTATGAAACTTTTGAAAAGGTATTTTTATCAATAAGAAGTTTAAATAAAAGAAATATAACTATTTTATCGTTAAATCCATCAAGCGTTCAGCATTGGATTTTTAAGCAGTTCTATAAAGAAAAAGGCTTAAGAGGTGGAGAAAACACAATAGTTGACAACGTGATGTTTATACACACGTCTTATTTAGATTTGCCTACAAGTTTAGTGCCTACAAATATTTTAGCTTATTACAGCAAACTTAAAGAAAAAAATAAAAAGAAATATAATCATGTAGTATTGGGCGAATGGGTTAAAGAAGTCGAGGGTCAAGTATTTAAAGACTGGAAAGAAATTGACCTATCAACTTACTTACAAGTTCAAAGCAAAGAAAACTCATCAATTGACTTCGGAACTTCAGACCCAATGGCGGTTATAAATTGGAAGTATGAAGTTTTAGATGATGGCACGCAAAATTTATATTTAAGAGAAATTTTGTACAAATCTGAAAATGATGTTTTAGCAGAACTTGACAACAACGTGAATTATAAAAAAGACGATGGATCAATATTGTTATACATAGCAAATTTAATTAACCACCGTAAAAATATGTTTACAATTTGCGACAATGGAGGGGCTAAAAACAACTACTCATCAAATAATTTTAAGATTGCAAAATTATTAGACAATGGTTATAATGTCGTGCCAGCATTAAAAGCACCAAATAGCATACATTTAGGCATTGAAATTTTAAAGTCAATAAACGTTTTTTATATTGGTGAAAATATAGACTTTGAGGTTAACAATTACACAAACGACAGCGACCGAGAGGGGTTTATTGATGGCAAGTATATTGATAAGAATAATCATTCAATTGATTGTAGCAGAAATATAGCACTTTATTTATACAAAGCAGGATTGATTAAGTATAGTTAAAAATAATTTTTTTTGAGTTAAACACTAAACCCACTTTTTATAGGTGGGTTTTTTTATTTAATAATTTTATGTTAAATTGTTTGCATATTAAAAAAATTTGTATATTTGCCTAAATTTATACATTAAATGGGTTTACTCTCATGGGTTCGCAATTTCAATAAACCTTTATCAGTCACTCGTGACAGAAATGGTAATTGGCATTATGAAATGAAAAGCAGTAAGGCGGAGTATGTTGATTATAGCATTAATCAATATGCTTTAAAAACTGTTATTAAAATTATAGCAGATACTGGTAAATTAGCCAATATTAATCTATACGAAAATAATAAGTTAAAAGAAAAAAATTATCTTTATACTTATCAAAGCAAGCCGAATGCTTTTCAAAGCTGGACTGATTTTATTGAGGATTACCTTTATCGTATTAGTTTAGGTACGGTTTATTTATATAAAAACCCATTAGGAAGTTTTAACGCTCATTACTTTTTAGATTATAAAGAGTTCGACCAAAAAACAAAAAAGTATTTTGATGACTTTGAAAAGAAATTAATATTTAGCGAAAATTTGCCAAAAGAAAATCATATTATTTATTATGGTGATAAAAAGCAAGAGATTAAGTTAAAAGATGTAATTATCATACATAACGAGCCACCGACTGAATATTGGTATAAGAATGAGAAATCACTCGAGGCTATTCGTAAAATTGTTGGCAATAGCGAAAGCGGACTTGACAGCAAAAATATAAATTTACACTTTTTACAAAAGTTCTTATTATTTCAAAAGGCGGGAAAAGACGATATGCAGTTGCAAGTTAATGGACTATCAACAACCGAGCGAGAGGATATTGAAAAGAAATTATTGTCAACTAGAAGTTTGCACGTCTCAGGAAAATCAGACCTTGAATTAAAACGAATGGTTGATAATTTCAAGTCATTGGGTATTGACGAAGCAATAAGTAATGATTTAGTATTATTAGCAGTTTATTTTAACGTGCCAATTGAGTTGGTTGCAGATAGAGGACAAGGATTGTCAAGTCAAGGCGAGGCTAAACAAAAAGCATTTGTACAATTAATCACAATGGCTATTCAACCAAAGCTTCAAAAATTAACAGACGTATTGGAGTTTGATTTGGGTAAAAATGAGGAAGTAAGAGCGGACTTCAACCATTTACCATTTATGGGTGTGTTAAGAAAAGAAAATGCTGAGCAATTAAAATTAAACCTTGAAAGTTTAAAAATAGCGCAAGAGTTGGGAGTTGATATTAACCAAAAATTAAATGAGGTTTTAAATGGAAGCGGAAATTAAAAAAATAGATTTGATGTTAAAGTCAGATTTACCAATAAAAATGCGTCAAGATTTGGAGCGCAAAAAGTCAATATTGTTGAATAATAAAATAGTAGAAAAATGATTGATTTTAAAAAACTTAAAGACAACAAACATATTTTAATAGCTGAAAAAAAAGCTACTTTAAAATATGCTGATGCGGTTGTTTTAGAAGCCACCACACAACAAATTGATGTTGTTAACAAAGAAACTGGAGAAGCAAAAGCAGATCCAACAAAGTTAAAATTAAAAGTTGTTATTAATACAACAAATATTTTAGATAGTCATAACGATGTTCATATAAAAGGTTTGTGGAAAAAAACCATAAAAGAAAACAAAAACCTTTTCTTATTGCAAGAACATCAAATGAAGTTTGATAAAATTATTTCTGATAAAATCACAGCCTATACCGAGCCTTATGATTATAACGGCAAAGAACTTGAAGCATTGATTTTTGAAACTGAAATAACAAAAGAACGAAACCCTTTTATGTTTGAACAATATCAAAAGGGGTTTGTAAAAAATCATTCAGTTGGCATGAGATATGTAAAACTTGAAATGGCTATAAATAGCAATGAAAATTACTATGCAGAAGAAAAAGCAGTATGGGATAAATATATTGACCAAATAGCGAATAAAGAAAAAGCAGAAGAACAAGGCTATTTCTTTGCAGTTACAGAAGCAAAAGCAATAGAGGGGTCGGCGGTTGTTGTTGGTTCAAACCAAGTAACACCAACTTTATTAGTAGAAGAAAAAAACGAAGCCGTTAATGATGACACTTCAAATAAAATAGAGCCAGCGGAAGCTACTCAAAAAGCAAAACGAGTATTAATTTTTTAATTTAACAACAAAATGAACAAAAATTTTTTAAAGTTCGTTACATCAAAAGGCTATACAGAAGCCTCGTTTAACGAATTAGAAGCTGAAAAGCAAGTAGAAATCCAAAGGGATTATTTAGGCACGATTGAAGAGGCTCAAAAATCATTTATTACAAATGAAGCCTTAGAAGCGAAACTTAAAGGAATGGCAACCGATGACCAAGTTAAGGCATTGGGAGATTTGATTAATGAAATCAAAGACAGCATGGAAAACAAAGGCGGTACAGAAGTTAAACTATCTGAGGAGCTAAAATCAAACAAAGAGGTGATTGCTAAAATTGCCAAAGGTGAGAAAAAAGAAATCGTTTTAAAAGCAAACGTAACAAGAGCCTCGATAACAAATAACACCGCTTCGGTACGTTTAAACACTATCGGACAACTTGGCGTAAAAGCTCGTGCTTTGTATGACTTTTTTACTAAATTCCCTGTTGGTGATGGTAACCACAATGGTACTATTTCATATGTTGACTGGGATGAAAGCACAACCGTTAGAGCCGCTTCGGTAAAAGCTGAGGGCGTAGCGTTTGACGAAAGTACAGCGACATTTAGAGAATACACTACTAAACTTGTAAAAATTGGTGATACTTTGCCAGTTACTGAGGAATTTTTAGAAGATGAAGTTTTAGCGGCTTCGGAACTTGAAAACTTTTTGAATGTAAATGTTAACGCAGTAATCGATACTAAAATTGCAGTAGGTGCAGGTAATGGTAACGGTGCAGACGTTGAAGGACTTTACACAGCTTCACCAGCTTATACACCAGTTGCAAGTGGTATTGTTGACGCAAACATAAAAGACTTGGTTAGAAAAATGAGAACTGCAATTGTTAAAACAAGAGGTTCAAAATATCAGCCAAACTTTGTTGCGGCTAATTCAGATGTTATCGACCGATACATCTTGAAAAAAGACCAAAACAACAATTATATGTTTGACATGGACAGCGGCACAATTGCAGGTTTGACTATTGTTGAGGACAACAATTTAGCTGACAACACGTTGGTGGTAGGTGACAGCCGTTTCGGTAGAATTTACGAAAAACCAGGCGTTGTAATTTCGGAAGGTTTAGTAAATGCACAATTTACAAGTGATTTAAAAACTCTTAAAGCGAGAGTTAGAATACTTTTCTTAATTAGAAATGTAGACAAAACAGGCTTCTTGAAATGTACAAATATCAATACAGCGTTGGCAACTTTAGCGACTTAATGTGATGGAAATTGTATTCATAAAAGAATTTAGTAATAAGAAAATTGGAGACAAAATGAAAGTAAGCAAAAGTTTATTTTCAATATTTGTAAACGATTTACAGGTTGCTGAATTATTTGTAGAAAAACCTAAATCAAAAAAATAAACAATGTATTTAATCAATAAAACATATTTCAGAAATAAATTAGAAATCATAGGTTTGTACGATGACAATAATAAGTCAGAGGACAAGTTGAATGATTACATTTCTATATATGTCATTGATTTTTTACAGAATTTATTAGGTTTGGCGGACTTTACGCAATTAAACTCAAACATTTCAAATGGGGTATTATCAGTTAATGCCCCTCAGAAATGGTTGGATTTTGTTAATGGCAAAACTTATACAAAGGATGGCAAAACGTATCGATGGGAGGGGCTTTTATATTTACGTGGAAGCGTAAAAATGTCAATCTTAACGAATATTGTTTATTGTAAGTTGATAGCTGATTTGTTTAGTAACAACGGCAAAGCAACCATTACAACAAAGAATAGTATTCAGTCAGTGCCGAGCCAAAACCTTGTTGAAGCCTACAACGAAATAGTAAAACAACTTCATGACGAAAGATTTTTCAAACAGGTTTATTTAATTAACGATGTGCCATTTATTGATTATTACGGAAGCGAAAAAACTGACTATGTAACATTAAGCGAATACTTAAAAGACCATAGCGATGTTTACGAAAACGTTAACTTTGATAATGAGTATAAGGAATACAAAAACTCTTTTGATATATGATAATTTCGAGTTTACTTAAAGAGATATTACAACCCATGACGATAACGTATGCGGGTTACAACTCTTATAAAGAACTGAAAGCCAGCGAAACGAAAAGCGTTCGATTTGGTTACGGTGATAAGCACGAACTTGAAAGGTTTATAGCAAAAAACAGAAATACGCAAAATCAATTTCCATTGATTTGGTATAATATGGGCGATTACGAAAGAGATGACAACGATTTAAACAAGTTTGATTTAAATTGCAATTTAATATTAATGACTTCAACAAGTGTTGATTTGTACAACGAAGAGCGAAATTTATACAATTACTCAACCGTTTTAAACAAGTTAGCCGTTGATGTTTTAAGCAAGTTGCAATTGGCAAAAAATGTAGATTACGTAGGTAAAAGCCGAGAAAATACGTTTCCAAATTATGGAATAAATGACCAAAGCGAAACGCCACTTGTTTACGTTGACGCCTTAAGTTTGGAGTTTCAGTTAATTATAAAAACCAAGTGCAATGGATAAAAAGGCAAAAAAAACAGCACAACAGCCAAACGTGATATTTGTAAGAAATTACTTTGACACAAAGGCGGGTGCAAAAATGTATTTAAAAACAATCCCAAAACAATTACAAGATTATGTTACATTTATTAACAAATAAGGGAGCTTGCTCTCAGGCGAACATTATATCAACAGGCGGTAATTACTGCGAGTTGGATATAAAAGAAATTAAGGCGGTATGGTTTGCGCCTTATGGGTATAAGTTCCCAAGTGGAATGCAAAGCGCAAGCGAATTACTATTAGCAAGCGTTCAGGCTGAAATAGTGGCTTTAAATTTAGTGCCTCAAAATGGCGTTAAAGGTGTAGCCTACACAACGGAAGCAAATAGAACTAAAACCTATTCAGGCGGTGAAAAAGCCTTAATCGGTAAAAACCCACTTCAAATAGATTTAACTTTTGAGGGCGGTACACAAAATTATCAGGCAATGCTAAGTTTAGAAAAAAGAACTAAACATTCTGTTTTTTTAGTTGATGAGAAAGGCACTTTATGGGCTTCAAAATCAAAAGCTGATTTGGTAGGCGGTTTAAATGCTCCATTTTTTCATGTAGAAGCCTATAAAGGTTTATCAGGAACTGAGGGCGGTGACTTTATGGTTCAATTTCAATTAGACAGAGAGCAGTTTGATACTGAGTTGGTAGCAATACAAATTGGTCAAATGAATTTCAGTCCATTAAACCAAGTGAACTCATTAGCTGAGGTTGTACCTGTGCCAACAAGTGCTTCAATTAATAGTGATGCTTTCTTTACTTTTAACGTTAAGCAATTAGCAGACCAAGCGTTAGTATCAGGTTTAGGTTTAGGAGCAATGAGCGTAAACGTAAACGGTTCAAACGTGCCAGGAACATTTACAGCTTCTGGCAGTCTTTACACATTTACGAGAACAGCGGGAACATTTGCAACTGCTGATGTAGTTAAGACAATTGTAAACCCACAATTTATATCCGAGAATGGATTTAAGGGGTCGAGCGAATTTGTAGCATTGGTATAAACCAATAGATTAAAGCAACTAAAACCCTCTCACTAATTGAGGGGGTTTTTTATTAAAATGACAATAGACAAGTATTTAGAGCGTTTAAAATCTGTAATTGATAATTTGCCAACACAATTAGAAAATGTGGTAAAGTCAAATGCTGAACAAATAGCAGATTTGAATAGAGAACAACAATTGTATTTTAAAGGCGAAGATGCAAACGGTAAAAAACTACTACCTTATACAAATTTTACCAAACAAAAAAAAAGGTTAAAAAGACAACCATTTGACCGAACGACGTTAAATGATACGGGGGATTTTTTTAATGCTTTTGAAGTTGATTATCAAAAAGCAAGTTATTTAGTTAGAATTTATTCAACAGATGACAAAACGCCA